AACTGTATTACAAGCTGTGGACTGACGCTGTCAAGAAACGTAACAGCTATACAGCGGTTGACGTTCACTGGTCTGAATATCCTGGTCGTGATGAGAAGTGGAAAGAAGAAACAATTAACAATACTTCACCTGAGCAATTCCGTCAGGAATACGAAGTAGAGTTCCTTGGTTCTAGTAATACGCTACTATCGGCTGAGTGCTTGCAACGACTAACCTATGAAGATCCTATTTCTACTCATGGTTCTACTAGAATCTATGCGATGCCAGATCCGGAACACCGTTATGTAATGACGGCTGACGTGGCGCGTGGTGTCGGCGGTGACTACTCTACATTCGTCGTTGTTGATGTTACCGAATTTCCATATAGAGTGGCTGCGGTCTATCGAGATAACAACGTAGAACCACAGATGTTCCCGCACTTTATTAATGAATCCCATAAGTTCTATAACTTTTGTCCCATTTTAGTTGAAACTAACGACATTGGCCAGCAGATAGCCGAAATGTTAATTTCAGATTTTGAGTGCGAGGGTGTACTGAGAATCACTCAAACTGGTCGTAAGGGTCAGGTTCTGGGTGGTGGATTTCACAAACAATCAAGAGTTGGTCTAAAGACAACTCAGCCTACAAAGCGAGTCGGTTGTTTGAACATGAAGGCTTTGATCGAGAACAATAAATTGATAATCAACGATTACGATTTGTTGAGTGAACTCTCTACTTTTATAAGTAAAGGGACGTCTTACGAAGCCGAGTATGGTAAACATGACGATCTTGTTATGTGTTTGGTATTATTTGCTTGGATGACAAATCAAAATTATTTCAAAGATTTATTAGAAACCGATGTCAGAAAGAACTTAATGGAAGAACGAGAAAAAGAACTGGAAGACGACATGTTACCGTTCTTTGCCGACGATGGAATGAACTTCGAAGACGAAGTTTATGTGTCTGCTTTCGACCGTGAATTATTCTTCTAAAACCGTATTTTACTAAATATATTACAAATATTATTATATTTCTGGCTCTATTTTGAACAAGGAGAAACAAGATGGCATTCCAAGTCAGTCCAGGTATCAATGTAAGAGAAATTGACCTGACCACCGTTGTACCAGCAGTTTCCGCTTCTGTTGGTGCGTTTGCAGGCGTTTTTAGCTTCGGTCCAGCTGAAGAACGCGTGTTAGTCAGTTCTGAAAACTCTCTTGTAAAGATTTTCGGTAAGCCAACCGCAGACAATTTCGAAACATTCTACACTGCAGCTAACTTCTTAGCATACGGCAACGCTCTTTATGTTGTTCGTGCTATCGATACAGCTGCTAGAAACGCACAGGCTAACACAGCTGCTGAAACTACGATTCAAATTAAAAATCTAGCAGATTATGAAGATGGTATTTCTGCTGGCGCTAACGCTGTTTACTACGCTCGCTATGCTGGTACACTAGGTAATTCACTAAAGATCTCTGTTTGTGACTCGGCAAATGCTTATAGCAATGCCCTAGACATGACAGATGGCGCTGCTACTATTGAAGGCACACTAACACTTGTTCCAAACAGCCTAACTGCTAACTTAAGAGTTGTTTCTGCTGTATCGAACACTGCTGCTAATACTTCTGCTACAAGCATCATCGGTAAAATTAGAGTTGGCGATTATCTAGTTGTAAATGGTCAGAGCCAATATCTAAAGGTAGCTTCTCTTGGTGCTGCTGTTGAAACTGGCAACGCCAGCGTATTCAGTGCACAAGCTGTAATTACTTTCGATAGCAAGTTTACTGGTTCTGCCAACGCAACCGCTAACTCTTCAAACGCACTAACTCGCTACTGGGAATTCTACAATGAAGTAGATAAAGCTCCAGGACAGTCGACCTTTGTTGCTGCTTATGGTAATACTTTTGCACAGGACGAACTACACATTGTTGTAGTTGACGAAGATGGTCTATTCAGCGGTACTAAGAATGCTGTTCTAGAAGTATTTGAAGGTCTATCCCGCGCTACAAACGCTAAGGGCGAAAACGGTCAGACTTTATACTACAAAGATGTAATTACAACTGACTCTGAGTATATCTATTGGGCAAATCATCGTGCTGGTGCTCCAGCTGCTGTTGCTCTAAGCGTCGCTTCTTCAGCTCAAACTCTACCAATGACTCTATCGTTCTCGAATGGTGTCGATACTTCGACAGAAAGTTCGGTTACACTAGGAAATCTTGGTACTGCATACGACCTATTCAAAGACAAGAACGTTGTTGACGTTTCTCTAGTCATGACTGGTAAAGCAGGTTCGGGTGTTGCTAACTATGTAATCGACAATATCGCTGAAACTCGTAAAGATTGCGTGGCTTTCGTTTCGCCAACTCGCTCGACTTCAGCTGATTCTATCGTAACTTTCCGCAATACTCTATCGTCAACTTCTTACGCTGTAATCGATTCTGGTTACAAGTATCAGTATGACCGCTATAACGACGTTTATCGCTACATCCCACTAAACGGCGACATCGCTGGTCTATGCGCAAGAACTGATGAAACTCGTGACCCATGGTTCTCACCAGCTGGTTTCACTCGTGGTCAGATTAAAAATCTAGTTAAGCTAAACTTTAATCCAAACCAAGCAGAACGCGACCTACTTTACAAGAACGGTGTAAACCCAGTTGTAACTTTCCCAGGACGTGGTACTGTATTGTTTGGTGACAAGACTATGTTGGCTAAACCATCTGCGTTTGACCGCATCAACGTTCGCCGTCTATTCATCGTACTAGAGAAAGCGATTTCTACTGCTGCTGAATTTGCTCTGTTTGAATTCAACGACGAGTTTACTCGTGCGCAATTCAAGAACCTAGTTGAGCCATATCTACGCGAAGTACAAGGTCGCCAAGGCATTACCGATTTCAAAGTAATCTGTGATACCACTAACAACACTGGTGATGTAATTGATCGTAACGAATTTGTTGGTGACATCTACATCAAGCCAGCTCGTTCGATTAACTTCATCCAGTTGAATTTTATCGCTGTACGCTCTGGTGTTGAGTTTAACGAAATCGTTCAAGGAGCATAAGAAATGGCATTTAATGTAAATGAAATTAGACAAAACATGATTGGTGACGGTGCTCGTCCGTCACTATTCGAAGTAACAATGGTCAACCCTATCTCTAGAGTTGGCGATGAAACACTTCGTTACATGGTTCGTGCTGCTCAATTACCAGCTTCTAATCTTGGTCTAATCGAAATTCCTTATTTCGGTCGCCGTATTAAAGTTGCTGGTAGCAGAACTTTTGATAACTGGTCTGTAACTGTCATGAACGACGAAAACTTTGCAGTTCGTCGTGCCATGGAAGCATGGTCTTCAGCTATCAACAGCAATCAAACCAACCTAAGAAGCGTCCCTAACTATCGCACAACTGCTGATGTTATTCAGTATGCTAAGGATGGTTCGGAACTACGTCGCTATCAATTCGTAAACATCTTCCCACTTTCAATTTCTGCAATAGAACTAAGCTGGTTAGACGGCGATGCGGTTGAAGAATACACTGTAGAATTCGCATTCGACTACTGGACTGTAGCCGATAGCGAAATTATCCAGTAAAAATGACTTGATTTGGAACGCTACATATAATGTGTAGCGTTCCTTCCAGTCGGAGAAAAATATAATGGCTCAGTTGTTTGGTTTTGAAATCGTAAGAAAGAAAGAAGCAGAAGAGAAGGCGCAACCTGATCGCTTAGTAACATTTGCACCCGAAATTAAAGATGACGGTGCGGTTGTTGTAGCGGAAGGTGGCGTCTTTGGCACATACTTAGATCTTGAAGGTTCAGCTCGTACTGAATCAGATCTAGTTGCCAAGTATCGCGAGATGTCACTTCAACCAGAAGTTGAATCCGCGATTGATGATATTGTAAATGAGTTCGTATCATACGACTCAGATTATAAATTAGTTGATATCAACCTAGACGATCTAGAGTTTGGTAACAAAGTAAAAGATAAGATTCGCGAAGAGTTTAAGAACATCGTTCAGTTGTTAGACTTTAATAACAGTGGCTACGAAATCGTTCGTCGTTGGTATATTGATGGTAGACTATACTATCATGCGATTATTGACGTACAGAACCCACGCGAAGGCATTCAAGAAATTCGTTATATCGATCCGCGCAAGATCCGTAAGATCCGCGAGATTAAAAGAGTTCGTAGAAACTCACAAGCATCAACTGCAGGTCAGCAAGTTCATACAACAGAAACTAAACAAGAATACTACATGTATTCTGAGCGTGGTTTCTCTGGCGGTACTCGTGCTGGCGTAAGCACAACAAGTTATCAACCAGCTGCTGCTGGCTCAACTGGTATTCGTATTGCTACTGATTCAATTATCCATGTGACCTCTGGTCTAATGGATGCTTCCAATCAAATGGTACTTTCGTATCTACATAAAGCAATCAAGCCACTCAACCAACTACGCACACTAGAAGACGCAACAGTAATCTATCGTATTTCGCGTGCTCCTGAGCGTCGTATCTTCTAC